TGCCATGTTCATGACAAGGTTTTCGACTGAGGCATTCTTCGGGTCGATCAACATCTGTACGATGTCTTCCGGCTCGATGACTTCACCAGTGTCGTAGACTCTGATGATCGTATTTCTACGGGTCCAGTCCAGACCATCGGTACTACCGACTGCACCGGAACCATCACCACCAGAAGGTGACTCTTTACGAGGGGTGTCTTTCAGACGCGCACTGGATGCCGCAAGGCGATCCCAGTTGTGCTTTTCAGATTGACGATTAACTTCAGTGACTGACATACGCAGCCGACTGATCTTTTGTTGCGCGAGTTGTCGGACGTTACTTTCAAACGTCTCGATATACGCTGCGGGAATTGTTATGGCCATGTAAGGCTCTCCTAACGAAAAATTGTTTCAAGTTTTTCGGAAGTAATCGACCAAAGTCGGCCTCCTATGGGTCATTTGGGTGGGGCAACAAGGCTAGTCCACCACTGACTAGCCCCGGATTCTACTGCAATTAGCCTGCTATGGCAAGTATTCGTGTATTTAAATCCACGTTCTTGGCGATCAGGCGCTGCCGTTCATTGTGGGGCATGCGCTCATCTGACTGTAGACGGCGAGTTAACTCGTCCCGCTGATGCTCCAGTTCACCCTTGGTATCGTCGGTGACGTTACCCAGATCTATCAGGTTGGACCCCTCACCGCCAAACTGCTCTGCTAAAGAATCAAGCCACTTGAGGCTCTCAGCATCAATTGCCCCATCAGCTATGGCTGTCAGCAGGCCAGTGGGGGCCTTGGTAGCCTCAACTAGGCGCTGGGCACGAGCGAACTTCTGGTTGTATGCCTCACCCCATTCCGTCTTGAGGCTTGCTATACCCGTGTCACGCTCACCTACGATGGCTGTGTTAGTCGCATTATCACCCTCAACCATGGCCTTAGCCACCTGTGAGAACTGCTTGTCAGAGATCCCGGCAGCATGTGCCATCTTGGATAGCTCCGCGAAGCGCGCATCAGGCATACCCTCTATCTTGGTGTAGCCATCATCCTTCTCAGGCGCGCCCATCTTGAGGAAGTAGGCGGCTGCTTCCTCGGGGTTGTTCAGATCCGGCGTGGGTATCACGCCCATGTCACCAGCCAGCAGCTTGGCCTTGAACGCTTTCACGTCATCGGTTGAGGCGTCCTCGCCCGGGATACGGATCATCTTCCCTACCATGGCTTTGGTATCGATATGCGCTTGTGCCAGCGCGTTCACATCCGTGAAGTCCTTGATACTGGGGTTCTCTTTATGCTCGTCGGATAGGCCGACGATGCCTTCGTTCTCTTCGCTCATTGAGTCACTCTTCGTTTGATATAAAGGAGGACATCGCGTTTACCGACATCCCTTCTGGTATCCGAATCGGATATTTCATTGTCGTAGAATTGGTTTCTTAGATCCTCCAGCACTACCTTGCCATCGCGTGTCTGGAACAGACGTGCATAAGCTTGTCTGATTGCTGTCATCCTTTCATCGCGTGGGCTGGCGGCTGTGACTTTCTTCTTGCCCAGTGCCGCACGCACTGGGCTGGCTTCATTAACTTCAGGCATTGGCGTCAGTGCCCCCTGCAAGTTGCAGGACTTCCGCTGGCTCAATGCCACTAGCCTCGGCACCCTCGCCTACAGACTTAGCTGCCTCACCTGCTGCGCCAGCTTCAGCGACAGCCTGTTGCCTCTGTTGCGCTGCCTTACGCTCATCGCGTATCTTCTGGACTTCGTCCTTGCCCCGCATCGCAACTGCCGGAACACCCATCAAGCGTGCCTTATACAACTCGGCACGATCCAGATCTATAAGATCGAGAGCCTCTGGGAATATATCAGCGCTAGCAGCAAGGCCCATGACCCACCTATCTATAGCTTGCGCGGTCTCCATCCGTTGCGCTCTTGGAAGCGGTCCAGTGTACTCGATGTCCATCTCAGCTATCTCCATGCCTTCTGGAAGGTCAGGCAGCTGTCCTGCCCTGTACATGATGTTGAAGGATCGCTGGATTAACGGGTCTAGTATGTCTGACTGTAATCTGCCGAAGGTTGGACCGATGAGCCGTTGGATCATTTCCATTCTGGCATTGACCTCAGTGGCTGTCATAGCCGGGCTGTCCTTCAATTCCAGCTGGTCCTGATAGAAGGCTTGGCGTATGGCGTCCTGTAATCTTTCTAAGTGGAACACGGAGGAGTCGAACCTTGATCCCGCCTCGTGAATCCTTATGCCATCGATATCGTTGACGATATTGAGGGACCCCCTATCTAAGTCTAGGTCTCCGATCAGGGCGGTCTCATTGGCGAAGGTGGTGGGGTCGATATTTTTTGACGCAGCTTCCAACATGGCCTCGACCATCTGGTTAGCAGTAAGAATGTCGGCAAGAGCGACACTCGCGGGAGAGTGACCCCACCGACTCCCAGCGACCTTACGCCACCTGCCGACAAAGGCTGGCATCTCATAGTAGCCACCTTCCTCGCCAAGGGTCTTGGCTCCGGTGTAGAGAATGTACTTGTGCCCGAAAGGCCGTTCCTTAGCGGACAGGGGTTTACTGACATCGGCGTTCTTCTTGTCCTCACGCGGGTATATAGCGAAGATAACGATATGCCGTCTGGTGGCAGCGTCATTAGCCTCGACCTGATCCTTAATGCTCTTGGGGATACCCTCCTCACCAAACTGGGACAGCATCTGTATAGCAGTCATTTGGAGACGTCTGAACATTGCGTAGACGCCCTTCTTATGATCCTCCTCGAAGAACATCTCTCGCACTGGCAGGGCTTGGAAGTTCAGGCCCTCCCATACTAGGTCATCGTTACCTACAGACTCCTCGGTGAGGACCGTAGTACCGAAGCCTACCAGATCGATGTAAGACTCCGCGATCTCGATATTGAAGTTGGAGTCTTGCAGGGCCTCGTGAATCCTGTCGCTTGTTTCCTCAAGCCACTCCATGGCTTTATCGTTCTCTTGTATCTCTGGGTCCCTGAACCGTAGGTCGAACCACTTCTGACTGGGGCTGGTCAGGTTACCCTGTAGGCTGGCTGCTAGGGACTGGATCGCGAATACCGCTGTCGCGTCATAGATGTCCCGGCGATGCCAGTCTACCTCGTGTTCTGAGTTGAGGGACTGGTAGAAGTCACCTCGAAACGGCAGGCAAAATCGCTCTATAAGGTCCCACAGTTGCTCGACACTGCCACGTCTTTCCAATTCGAGAGCGTTGAATCTTTTCTTTATTTCGAGGTTTTTCATGCTGTTGATACCTTGAGTCTACGGCGACCAATGGTGCCCTTGGCCTTGAATTGTCTCACATTTGTGGCACTCTGCACAAGTCCTCTTGATTCACCTGCGCCCACGAGGCAGTATTGCATGGCTTCCGCCACGTGTGAGTACATGTTTTTGTCCGGCTTATCCACGAACTTCTCCTGTCCGCTCACCTGCAATCTGCGGTACTTATAGCCCCCGGCTAATGCCTTCCTCAGTTGCCTGCAATCGGGGCTTATAACGCATCTGGGGGTGCCTACCATCGTAAGGGTGGTCATGGTCGTGGCTACAGTCTCCCTGCGGATGATGGGATCGTTACTGGGTGCCGGGATGATCGGGATACCCTTGGCTCTGAGGATCATCATGGGCGTCTTCTCATCCGTCTGCGCACGGTCATCACCAGCTGGATCGCCCCAGATCTTGAACTTCGCGTATCCGTAGTGCTCCTGCATGTGCTGTAACATGATTGCTGCGAACCTCACTGCCCCCATATCCTCAGTCACAACCTCGCTGAGGAACTGCCACTGTCCGCTGGGGGTCAGCTGCGCGAATACCGCTGCCGGAGTGAGGCCGAAGTCAACTCCTCCATAAATGATAGCCTCTTTTCCATTCTTAGGTAGGAGTTTCTTCGGCGGCTCGGGGAGCGTGTGGACCGCATCGGCAAATTCGGGGTACACTGGCTTGCCGTCTCGGACGAAGCCGTACTTTCCGTGGACGTATACATCAATCCACGCTTGATCATGTCCGCCTTGGAGACGTGTGTAGTAGTTGGGTGGGAGATTCTCGACGTTTTCTGCTTTTTCATCTAGTCCTCCGGGTTGATGGTAAAGTGACCACCCTTCTGGGCGGTCTTCCTCGAATAACTTGTACCACCAGTGGTCGCTATCAGGCGGGTTGGTGTCCATAATGATACCCGACCAAGTTGGTCCACCATCGCGTTTACTGGGAAAACGCCCGACCCGTCCTTGCAACATATCCAATACAGCTTTAGGGATTTCTCTCGCTTCATTGATCCACGCTCCTGTAAGTTCGAGTGATAATAGCTTCTTAATATCGTCCGGTCGGTCCAAAGCCC